TCTGAATCAAGAAAAATTTCAATTTGATAACGAGGAAGTCTTCCATCTGTAATTTCTTCAAATGAATCAAGAAGAAATTCTCGATTGATTTTTGGATCAGCAGAATGACAAAAAAGAAGATTATCATATCTTTCAATCGAAATATTCCATAATTTTCCAATTTCAAGATAAAGTCCAATTCGATCAGGAGTTGTTACCAAAGAAAACCAATTCTTTGAGAGAAGTCCAGAAATTGCAAGATTTAATTCAGCAACGAGATCATGTCTTTTTGCAACAAATTTCAAAATTTCAATCGAATATCCATCGAAAGAAGAATAAGAAAGACCGAGAGAAGAGACAAATGAAGCTGGATAATCAGCAAGAACTTTGAGAGTCAAATCGGAAAAAGAAACAAAATGTTGATTCTCAAATTTTCTCGTGTTTTTTAAAATTTGTTCTCGAAGAACGAATGGAATTTCAAGAATTGAACTTCCTTTCCAAAATCTTACAATTCCATTTTCATAACTTGAAACGGGATTTTCAATTCCACAATGTCGAGAAATTTTTGATTCGAGAAAAGAAAGAGAATTGGAAATTGTTGTTGAATTTCCTTCAACTCGAAATTCTGCAGGAACAGGAGAAAAATTTATATTCGAAATTTTTGTTCGAAGATTTGGAATTTTGAGACAAAGAAGAACATAAGCATCAGGATTTCCAATTCTCTGATAAATTGCACAATCTTGATTTGGAATTGATTCTTCGAAAACAATTTTTTCGGAAACAAATTTTTCAAAGTTTGAGAGTTCTTCTGCAATCGAAAAAATTCCAAGAAGTTGAAAAGATGCAAATTCGAGATCATGTCGATTAAAAATTTCAATTCGAACAAAATTTTCAGAAATAATTGGAAGTCGAATTCTTTTTGCGAGAAGATAACGAATAATTTTTGAATTTCCAATGAAAAATTCAACGAAAAATGGACTCTTTGGATCTGTCGAATCCATCAAAGTGAGGAAGTTTGTAATTGATGAATATCGAGAAAGCAAATATCCCCGAGAAATTTGAGAAAGATTTATTCTTGCAGAACCATCTGGAAAAACATCACAAAGCCTTTCTAACGATTTTGAAATCGAAGGAAGATATCCATTTCGATAAAGTTTTCGAAGAGAAGAAATAACTTTCATTTCAATCAAACTTGATCTTTCAATATAATCAAGAGGATGATTTTTCAAATTTATATAAATTCCATCAAATTTCTCTTTCCAGAGAATTTGAAGATTTGCAAAAACTTTTGATGCAATCTGTTTTAGCCAGGAAGCAGGAATTGAAAAATCTGAGAAAGAAAGAGGAGCGACAGTTGGAAGAAGAAGAAAATAATCATCTTCAGAAAAGATGATTTTTTCAATTTCGAATGAAAGATCTCCAAGAAGATTTTCAGGAAGATTGGAGATAGAGACTCCAATATGAACTCCTGATTCTGAAGTAACTGGAGGAAAAGTTATTTCTTCAGAAAGAAGTCCATTTCGAAAAAGAAAGAGAAAAAGATTTTTCCGAAGACAGAAGAGAGAATATGGAGAATAATTAAATTTTGGAAGGTAGCCTCTCGGAGGAACTGTTCGGAAATATGGCGTTTTTATCATTTTTGAAAGGGAAGAAATAAATTGAAATTTGAAAATTCTTCATCCATTTCGAAATGGATGATACTGAAGAAAGAGATTGTCTCGTTTGTCCATTTCGATGGGATGAAGATACAACAGATTCTTCAACAAATTCAATAATTGTCTGGGGACTTGATGAGAATGATTCAACAATTTGCATTCGTTTTGTCGAATTTCCTCTGTTTTGTCATATTGAACTTCCAAGAATTGTTTCAGGATCTCTTTTTCGATGGGATTCTGAATCGGTATTTGCTCTCAAAAAATTTCTTCAAAAAGTTATGGATGAAAATGCGCCTCTCAAAATTATGTTTAAAGAATCGGAAAAACTGTATTATTTTTCAACGAAGAAGCATCCAACTCTTCTTGTCGCATTTGCAAATAAATCAGCAATGAATCATTGTAAGAATCTTCTTTCGAAGGAAAGAGATATTCCAGGAATTGGAAAGATGAAATGTTCATTTGCTGAAACAAATATTTCTTCAGTTCGTAAATTTCTCACTCTTCGAAATCTCTCATATTGTTCTTGGTTTTCAGTTCCTGCAACTCCTGTTTCCGAAGATGATAAAATTTCAACACTTCCTGAATTTATTGCTGATTATCGAAAATGTATTCCTCGAAATGATATTTCCAAGGTTCCTCGACCGAAGATATGTTCATTTGATATTGAGGCTTATTCTCATATTCACAATGCAATGCCAAATAAATTCTTTCGGAAACATGTTGTTTTCTGTATTTCAATGATTTTTTCTCGTTTTGGAACGAAAGATAAAGTTCGATATTGTCTCTCATTGTCAGATGTTGATCCAAAGAGATTGCCTGAAGAGACAAAAATATTTATTTGTGAAAATGAGAAAATTCTTCTCGAAAAATTTTGTGAGATTCTTGGAAATGAAGATTTAGATGTTCTTCTTGGTTATAATATTTTTGGTTTTGATTATCCATATCTCGATGCAAGATTGAAACAATATTTTCCAACATGGCCACTTTGTGCAAGTCGTCTTCGAGGAGTTGCACCTTATTTTACGTCGATTACCTGGGATTCAAAAGCTTTTGGAACAAATTATATTGATATTGTTTCTTTCCCCGGAAGATTATCAATTGATATGATTAAGGTAATCAAGAGAGAATATAAACTTTCTCTTTATCGACTCGATTTCGTTGGAAATTATTTTCTCGGACGTGGAAAACACGACATGTCTGCAAAAGATATGTTTGTTTCTTATGAAGCAAGTTCATATTGGGATGAAGCAAAACTTCTCTGTTTTGATTCTTCTGGAAAACCCTGGTCAAATATAAATTCGAAAGTTATTTCATCTGTTTGTGAAGAATCAGAAAAAGCAAGAAAAGAAATGTCAAGAGTTGCTTCATATTGTATTGAAGATTCTGAACTTATTCTTGATCTCTTTAATCGATTATCAACTTGGATTTCACTTCTTGAAATGTCAAATATTACAGGAGTTGGAATGATGGAATTATTTTCAAATGGTCAGCAGATTCGAGGTGTTTCACTTATTTATGATTTTGCAACGAAGAATAATGTTGTTGTCAGTAATCCTCCAAGTTCGCAAATTTCTTCCTATGGTGGGGGTTTTGTATATGATCCAAATCCCGGTCTTTATGATGGAGTTATTTGTATCGATTTTAATTCTCTTTATCCATCAATTATTATTGCATATAATATTTGTTTTACAACATATGTTCCTCCGGAAAGAACAGATATTCCCGATTCAGATTGTCATATTTTTGATTGGGAAGAAGATGTTGAGACTGAAGATGGAAATATTCCGACAAAGAAAAGATTCCGATATCGTTTTGTTCGAGAATCAGTCAAACGCGGAATTCTTCCTTCTCTTCTTTCAAATCTGATTTCAGAGAGAAAGAAGATAAAGGCAAATATGAAAAAATATTCTGAAAATGATGAACAATATATTGTTCTTGACAAGCGTCAACTTGCACTCAAATTAACAGCAAATTCAATGTATGGAATGCTTGGCACTTCAAAAGGTGGAAGACTTCCTCTTATTGAAGCTGCAATGTGTGTAACTGCAAGAGGTCGCGAACTCATTACAAAATGTAATGAATATCTTGTTTCAAAATATTCCGCAAATATTGTTTATGGTGACACAGATTCAACAATGTTTTCTTTTCCAAATTATCCTGGAAATTCTCCCGAAGATTATCTTTCAATTTGGTCAATTACATCAAAATTTGAGAAGGAAGTATCGGATCTTTTTCCTGATCCACTTCGTGTTGAAGTTGAGAAAGTTGGTCGAATTCTTTGTTTGAAGAAGAAGAAATATGCATTTTGGCAATCAAGTCCAAAAACAGGAGAACTTGAAGAGGGAAAAATTATTTATCGCGGAATGATTCTTGCTCGTCGTGACAATTCTGCTTGGCAAAGAAGAGTTTATGCAAATATTCTTCATTTGATTATGAATCGAAGTTCGATGCAATCTGTTCTTGATGAAATTATCTTTGAAGTTGTTCAATTGATTCGAGGAAATGTTCCCTATACAGATCTTCTTATTGTTAAGAGTCTCAATTCAACTTATAAGGTTGATTCAAATCAAATGAAAGTTTTTTCAGAAGAATTAAGAAGAAGAGGCTCAATTGTTGTTGCAGGTGAGAGACTTGAATATTTAATTGTTGAGCCAGATAACGATATTCTCTCAGGAAAAAAGAAGGATCTTCTTGGTTATCGAATGAGATCTCCAGAATGGTATCTTGAATCAAATGATAAGATTGATGTCAAATATTATCTTTTAAACGCTCTTTCAAATTGTGTTGAGCAACTCTGGTCAATTGCATTTGGAAATCTCATTTCTTCTGAAGTTGAAAAATCGAAAAAACAAAAATATTTATCTGCAATTTCTGAACTTCGGAAATGTTATCCTTCTCGAGATTCACAAATTGTAAATATTTATCACATGTCAAATGGAGATTTTGTTCAAACAATGAGAGAGCTACAAAAACTTCCAGGAATAAAGAGTCGTGCAATGATACTTGAGAGAAAATTTGTAACAGGAAGAGATGTTTTTTCTTTCGAAATTTGTCCAAAAATTGTTTGTCTTCTTGAGAAAGCATGGGAGAAGGGACTTCTTGAAGATGCAATAAGATCTCTTGCTTCGGAATCGAAAAAAAATCAACTTTTGAAACAATAATCTCTTTGAGAAAAATTTCTCAAAGAGTTTCTGGACAAAGAGGAAATAAAGTTCCAGAAAGAAGTTTTGGAATTTTATTTCTTGAAAGATCTTCAAGAATCGGTTTCATTTCATTTTTCCAATATTCTTGATTTCGAGAAATTGTTTCAACATAAACTTTTTTCTGTTGTTCACAATAAACAATATAATCACAAGAATTCATATCAAAAATTTCCATTCCAAGTTGCATTTGATCATAATGAGTTTGCCAAATCCATGTTGGTCTTCCATATTTTGCATATATTTTTTCTCCTCCCTTTGTAATTTTTTCAATTGGATAATACATTTTTTCTGGACATTTAATTTCAATTATCTTCGATTGGTCAAAAATAACTCCATCAGGAGAGTAACTTATTCCAAAATTCCATTTTGGAACAACAAATCCAACTTCAGAAACTTGACAAGAATAATTCTTTGAATACCATGAAACAGCTTTTGGTTCATTGTCAATTCCAATTTGCATAACTCTTCTCGAATTTTCAGAAAAATTTTCTTCTTGAAATTTACAAATTTTGAGAATTTCATTGTCTGAAGTTGAAAAATTTGAATGTCCAAGACAAGCACCACATCTCGAACCTGAAATTCTTCCAATTCGAACAAGATGCCAATCTTCACTTCTTTGAGAAGTCAGATATTCAAAATACTTTCCTCGATCTTTCCATTTTTTCTTTGAATAACTTGAAATATCCATCGAAAGAAGAGAGTTGTATGCCGAAGAAGATTCTTTTTTCTCAATTGACATTTTCCTTTTCAAAATGAAGTTATTAAGGTAATTTATTTATTCGAAATCCTAAAATGGAATCAGAAGAAGAATTTGAAATCGAAGATATTGGTTCTCCATCATCGATAAATGTTCTTGAAAGTGAGATAAAAGATATTTCTCAATCTGCAGTTCTCGATGAACCAGGAACTGCAACATCTGAAGATATCGAATATATCGAAGACGATCCAACAACAACAAGAATTAAAGTTTCCAATTCATCATATACAGCAAGAATTATGGCAAGTATTATTTCTTCACAGAATCTTCTTCCCGAATATGATATTGAAACAATCGATGTTGATCTTTTCAGCGCAGAAGAAATTGAAAGAAAAGGAAAAATTCTTATTACAAATTCTTCAGGTTCCGGTCCTCAATCGATTAATGATCCGCGACTTGGACCAGTTGAAATGGGAGAGATTTGTTCAACTTGTACAAGAAATAATATTAACTGTATTGGACATTTTGGAAGAATTGAGTTTACAATTCCAATTTATCATCCTTTTTATGTGACAAATGTTGTTTCTGTTCTTCAATCTGTTTGTAATTCTTGTGGAACAATTCTTCTTCCAAATTCAAAACTTGCAGAAATTAAACTTACAGGTCTGACACGACTCAAAAGAATTGCAGAAGAAAGTAAGAAAATAAAATGTACTTCTCAAGCTGGACAAAATCTTGGAGAACGTATTGCACCTTGTAAAGAGAATCCAATTTTTGTTGGAACTTCGTCAAAAAATCTTGGATCGATCGCTTATAAATTTGAAAAAGAGAAGCAAACTCTTGAAATGGATATTGAACAAGTTCTTCGAATTTTTAATGCAATTTCTGATGAAGATTTGAAAAAACTTGGATTTACGGGAAATTCTCATCCAAGAAATTTTATTCTCAAAAATATTCTTGTTATTCCACCTTGTGATCGTCCTCCAATTGTTGCTGAAGGAGTTCGAATCAAAAATTCTCTTGATGACATTTATAATTCGATTATTTCTTCAAATAATCTTATTTCTCAACTTTCAACTTCCGGAAGAAGAGATAATCTTGCAAAAATTCAATCAACTCTTTCAAATCTTCGAGATAAAGTTGAGGAACTTATGATCAAAGGAGCAGATGGTTCAGTTTCTTCATCAAACTCTGTTGCATTTCTTGCAAGACTTTCAGGAAAGAGAGGAGTTTTTCGTGGAAATATTCAAGGAAAGCGAGTTAATTCAACAGCAAGAACTGTTATTGATATTAATCCTTCTCTTCGACTTCATGAGGTTGAACTTCCTGAATCTTGGCGATCAATCTTAAATCGAAAAGTTATCGTTTCTTCCGATAATCAGAAAGAATTGACATATCTTCTCTTTAAAGGAGAAATTAAGTTTGTCATTCCAAGTTTCGGTCGATTTGCAGGTTCAAGAATTGCAGTTTCTGATGTCAATCGAGAAAAAATTGTTTTAAATATTGGAGATACAGTTTTTCGTTGGATTCGAGTTGGAGATTGGGTTATTTTGAATTGTCAATTAACCATTAGTGAACATTCAATGATGTCACATCAAGTAAGTGGATTTCGAAAGTCAAGTACAATTGCAATTCCATCACTTGTCACAAGTCCATACAATGCAGACTTTGATGGAGATGAGATGACAGTTCATATTCCTCAAGGTACAGAAGCAATGACAGAACTCGTCGAAAAAATGAATGTTTCGAAATGTTTGATTGATAAGCGTTCTTCAAAACCAATTATTACTCCGATTATGGATGCACTTACTGGTTGTTTTCGATTGACACAAAAAGATACAGAAGTTCCTCCATATCTCTTTCATGATATTCTTGTTAATCTATTAAATAAAGATATTTGGTCTTTGAATGACAGACTTTCGAAATATGAAATAAAGAAATTTTCAGGAAGATCTCTCTTTTCAGCATTTCTTCCTGCAGGATTCGATTATTCAAAAACAAATAAAAACATTCCCGATGGAAATGTTTTCATCCGAAATGGAATTCTTCTTTCGGGTGTGATTACAAAAGATAATTTTTCTGGACCAAGATCAATAACTCAATCAATTGCGTTAACTTTTGATGATGCAACTGCAGCAAATTTTCTGACAGACGTTGCAAGAGGAATTGATCGATATCTCCTTGAAACTGGATTTTCTGTTGGTCTTCGAGATTGCTATCCAATTTCAGAAGAACAAGAATCAATAATTTCTGAACAAATTTCGAGAAGTCGTGCAATTGTTATTCAAGCAGAAATTGAGAAAAAATCTCTTTCAGATCAATTTGAACGCGAAAAGAAAGAAAGAGAAATTGTCGCAGAATTATCAAAAGCTCGAGATATTGGAGGAAGAATTCTTCGTGAAACAATGGATATTCGAAATGCTTTATATTCAATGATTGCTCCTGGTGCAAAAGGTTCAACATTTAATGTTGCT